ACACTATATCGAACGCAATCAACGGTGCTAAAAACACCGTATCAAACGTTGTAGACGATATAGAAAGCAAGGTTACCGGAGTATTTGACGCTATCAAAAGCACCGTTTCAAACGTCTGGAACGGTATCAAGGACACTATATCGAACGCAATCAACGGTGCTAAAAACACCGTATCAAACGTTGTAGACGATATAGAAAGCAAGGTTACCGGAGTATTTGACGCTATCAAAAGCACCGTTTCAAACGTCTGGAACGGTATAAAAAGCACAATCACAAATGCTATTGAAGGTGCGCGAGATAAAGTCGAAGAAACTATCGACAAAATCAAGGGATTTTTCAAATTCGATTGGGAGCTTCCGAAGATCAAGCTGCCGCACTTCAGCATAACTGGAAAATTCAGCCTTGACCCACCACAGATACCGAAATTCTCCGTAGACTGGTACGCAAAAGCTATGAAAAACCCTATGCTGCTTGACAGTCCAACGATCTTTGGTATGCAGGGCGGCAAACTTCTCGGAGCAGGGGAAGCTGGACCTGAAGTTGTTTCCGGAGCTTCAAAGCTCATGTCAATGATACGAGACGCAGTTATAACAGCAGGCGAACAGACACGATATGCAGATATAACAGCAGCAAGGAGCATTGAAGCACCAAGAACAGTGGACGACAGCTCACAATATGCCGGTATTATCTCAGCATTTAAGGAAGCGTTGAGAGAAGTCAAGGTCGAAATGGATTCTGACGAAATGGGAAGATTCGTTGAAAAGACCGTAGCTGACGCAATTTACACGTAAAAGGGGGCGACAAAATGAGTTATATTATCTTAAACGGAGTTAAAAACACCAGTGTAGAAGGTTTGATGATTCAGGCGTTGCCCTCAATATCAAAGCCGCAAATGCGTACCAATATAGAAACCATTGACGGACGGGACGGTGACCTCGTAACAAAGCTCGGTTATGCCGCTTATGATAAGCAGCTTTTAATCGGCTTGTACGGCAATTACAACATTGATGAAGTAATAGGATATTTTGACAGCGAAGGAACTGTCACGTTCTCAAATGAGCCTGACAAATATTATCGTTATGCGATCTATAATCAGATTGACTTTGAACGATTAATAAGATTCAGACAAGCAACCGTAACGCTGCACGTCCAGCCCTTCAAATATTCACTTTCAGAAAGTAAAATTGAACACGCAATCAAAAACAATTCTGAAGTGCAGGTAAATAATAGCGGCAACATCTTCTCGAAGCCTGTTTTAACTTTGACCGGTTCAAATACTTGCGAAGTATATCTCAATAACTCGCAAGCCTTTTCAATTAATCTCGGTATAAACGACACAATCACCATTGACACTGACGCAATGGAAGCATATACAGGAACAACCCTGAGAAATAGAATCGTAACAGGCGACTACGAAAATTTATATCTTCCACCCGGTGTTAATATTCTGAAGTTTACAGGCAGCGTAACGAACTGCATAATAGAAAACTATTCGAGGTGGGTATGATGAAGATCAAGTTAAAAAAGATCAGTATTGAAAAGCCGAAAGTCGTAATCAAAGTAAATATAAAAACGATCACTGTTCCACAACCTGAAAGGGGGAATAAAAATGAATATTGATACAATCAGGGGTGATACTCTCAATATACAGCTTGAATTTGAATCTAACATAGTTCTGAACCTTGAAAGCGAGGACTTTGATATTACGTTCTCGCTTAAACAGTTTGCAACAGCAGTTCCGTATGTATTCCAGAAGGACAAAACAGCAGTTACGCAGATTGACGACAACATCTTCATGCTGAGAATAGCTCCTGAAGATACCGTCGATCTTGTTCCCGGTTATTATTATTACGATATAGAAGTAAAGCTCGGCGAAGATGTTTATACCGTAGCAATAGGCAGACTGCATATCGAAGTTGATATAACAAGACCGCCTGTAATACTTCCCGACTTCCCGTTCCCTGACATAGACGGCGACGGAAAAGTAACAGTAACGGATTCTTCAATGGTTCTCTCGGCTTATTCAAATATTCAGGTTGGCGAGCCTTCAGGGCTGACACCTGAGCAGGAAAATTTGGCAGACGCAAACCGTGACGGATTCATTAACAGCATAGACGCATCGTTGATAATGTCTTTTTATGCAGGCTGCGCAACTGGCAAATATACCAACAACCAAGCAGGCTGGACCATATTCATGACAGAACACTATGTACCGCAGGAGTGATGAACCGTGATTAAAATATTCGGTCAAACCGATACTGAATACAGCTCCAACGGCGATATTATCTTAAAGCCTACTAAATGCAGGATTCACAAGCAGGACAACGGCGAATATTACGCTGATATTGAATGTAGTCCAGATTATTCCGGATATATTCAGAACGGCAGAATCGTTGTTTGTCCTACGCCTACGGGCGATCAGGCTTTCCGCTTTCTGAATCCTGAAGTCACAAAAGCCAAAATCAAAGTAAAAGCAAAACACGTTTATTATGATTCAGAGAATTATTTGATTCAGGATTCATACGTCGTCGATAAAAACTGCAATCAGGCACTTGAACACCTGAACGCCGCTACAGACAATGAAAGCCCGTTTACGACCGTTTCAGATGTTGCGAGTATAAATTCATTCAGGTGCATACGAAAGTCGCTTAATGAAGCCGTAAACACTGTTCTGGAACGTTGGGGCGGTCACCTTGTGCGTGATAACTTTACAATCGCTGTAAGATCATCAATCGGTGCTGACAATGGCGTTACAATCAGATACGGCAAGAATCTGAAAGAAATCAAGAAAACCGAGGACTGGAACAACGTAGTGACGAAGCTCCTTCCAGTAGGTAAAGACGGACTGCTGCTTGACGAGATTTATTTATATTCAGAGCAGCAGTACGCACTGCCGTACACCAAAACGGTGTCATTCAAACAGGAAATAGAGCAGGAAGAAAACGAAACCGACGACGCATACACCTACAGACTGAAAGAGGATTTAAGGCAGCAGGCAACGGCATATTTGACTGAGAACTGTGTACCGAAGATAAACTATACTGTCAAGGCAAATATCGAAAAAATTACCGATATAGGCGATACAATAGACGTTATCGACGAAGCTCTCGGAATCAGTCTTACAACACACGTTATCGCCTTCGAGTATGACGCTATTCTTGAAAAGTTCATACAGGTTGAATTCGGAAACTCAAAGGAAAAGCTGTCGAACCTTATGTCGAGTGTCGCTGATTCTACAAGCCAGCAGATCACGGAACGAGATCAGGAACTTTCGGTGAAGCTTTCTGAAGAACTTTCAGCAGCAGCAGACAAGATATGGGGCGCACTCGGTAACTCTTACTGCATATATCAGGGCGATCAGATATTGATTGTAGATAAGCTCCCGAAGGAAGAAGCCACAAACGTTATGCGTATCAATTCTGCCGGTATCGGCTTTTCTACTTCAGGAATCAACGGAGCGTTCACATCTGCATGGACCTTAGACGGCACACTTAATATGCAGGCTATAAACGTTATAAACCTCGTGGCTGATCTTATCAAGGGTGGAACGCTGAAACTCGGTTCAAATCTCAACGAGTACGGTCAAATTCAGATATACAATGAAGCTAATACCTTAATCGGAAAGTTTGACAAAGACGGCGTTATTCTCTACGGTACAAACGGAACATATCTCGTCATGAATCCAGTAGTCGGATTTGCTGGCTACGATTCAGACGGAAATTTGACATTCTGGGTATCTGAGGACGAATTTCATATGAAAAAATCAGTCGTAGAAGAAGAAATAACGCTGTGTAATAAGGTTCGATTTATTCCAATAACTTTATACGATACAGACGGCACAACCGTAATAAACGACGGTATCGGGCTTGTATCAATGAATTAAAGGGGGGATATAATGGCAAGCTCCGGCAGCTTTAATACGACCGGTTATCAAGGCAGATACTTGACGTTTGCATGGTCGGTATCTTCTCAGAGTGTAGCCAATAATACAACGACCATTGCATGGACCTTAAAAGGAGCAGGCACGGCAAGTTCGAGCTGGTACAGGTCAGGAAATTTCAAAGTCGTTATAAACGGCTCGACTGTGTATTCATCAAGTACACAAATACAGCTTTATGACGGCACGCTCGTTGCTTCAGGTAATTTTACTATGACGCATGATACAGCCGGAAATAAGACCTTTTCTGCGTCTGCGGAAGCCGGTATTTATACAGTAGCCGTCAACTGCTCCGGCTCTGGCTCGTTCACACTTCCACAAATAGCAAGGGCGGCAAAGATCACAGCCGCACCTAATTTTACTGACATTCAGAATCCGACGATAAATTATCAAAATTCTGCCGGTAACAGCGTTACAACTTTACAAGCTTGTATATCGCTTACAGGCAGCACTGATAATATAGCGTACAGAGATATACCGAAAACCGGAACGTCGTACACGTTCCAGCTTACAGAAGCAGAACGAAACGTACTCAGAGCAGCCGCACCAAATTCAAACACACTCTCGGTGATATTCTACATCAAGACAATTATATCCGGTCAGACCTTCTACGAGACAGCAACCAGAACAATGACAATCGTTGACGCAGCTCCTACAATGTCAAATCCGACGTATCAGGACAGCAACAGCACCACGACAGCTATTACTGAGAATAATCAAAAGATCATTCAGAAGCAAAGCAGCCTGACGATTGCAATTCCAGCAGCAACAGCGCAGAAGTACGCCACAATAACGAAGTATCAAGTTACAATAAACGGCGTAACAAGGGAGCAGGCAGCAGCAGGAAATATGAGCTGGGGCGTTCTCGATGTTTCAAGTAACATCACGGCAACGGTCAAGGCAATTGACAGCAGGGGAAACAGCGTTACAAAGTCACTCCAGATCACAGTGGAAGCATGGCAGCAGCCATACGCTGTTATATCCTGCTACCGAGAAAATAATTTCTATACGGATACCGTTCTGAACGTCTCTCCGACCGTTTCCAGCCTGTCTGAAAAAAACAGTGTAATTATACAGGAACAGCATAAAAAAACGACTGAAAGCGCATATAGCACGCTTGTAGCCGTTCCTGCGAACACTGATACAACAATACAGCTCGACAACCATTACGACTGGAATGTTAAAATCATAGTATCGGACAGATTATCGTCAACGACGTATAATATCACGGTCCAGAAGGGTATGCCGATTGTATATTACGACAGGCTGAAAAGCTCCACTGGCTTCAACTGTTTCCCTATGAAGGAGAACAGCGTCGAATCTCAGGGGCTTGCACTCGACGACGTAATATACATAGGCTCGCAGCAGCTTTACGACCGATACGACTTCGCAGCTACAGCAGGAACAGTGTCGCTGCTTGGCGCATACGACTACAGACTTATCGAAGGCATTTTCAACGGAATCACAATTCCTGACGCATACGAGAAGGCATACAGGCTGACTGCTCAGATCACCACGAACAACAGCAACCACGTCGGTGCAGAAATAGGCGGTATGTCCTGCTCCGGCTGCACTTGGAGCGGCAACACCTTTATGACACTTGTATCGAGCAGAATAACAAAGCAATCTGAACTTGCACTCGAACCTGTATTCAATTACAGCAGCAAGCAAGGGCTGAATTTGAAGGTCACAAATTCAGCAGCGTTTATCGGCTCAATATACGCAATTACAGTACACGGATATATCGTCAAGAAAACTTCTGACTTTTCAGCGGCGTGGCAGAAGGTAGCAGCGTTTACTTGGGCTGAGATTAAAAATAAAAAGTGGGAGGATTTGAAGTATGGCAAGTAATACAACGAACTACGGCTGGACCAAACCAGACTACGAAGACGACGCCGATATTCAGATTATCAATGCAACAATTGAAGCTATCGACGCACAAATGAAGTCAAACGAGGATAATATCACGGATAATCGTGAAGCCCTCGCAGAACTTATCGACAGCTCCGCAAAGAACAGGCTTCCTTTTAACGACCTTGCTGCTATCAAAGCAATGAACACGGGCGGAACGTGGGACGGCAACGCTTATACATGGAACGGTGTTACCTTTACCGTCAACAGTGACTTTTCTGTTACCGCTGACGGTACAGCAACAGGCGACAACGCAGTTTTAGTTCTTAGCCGAACCGGCGGTTTTTCTATCGAAGAAGGTAGTTGGATATTGTCAGGCTGTCCTGAGGGGGGCAGTGCAACAACGTTTAACATAGCTATCGCAGGAACTGTCAGCGATACAGGAAATACAGCAGAATTCACGGCTGTAATGAGTAAGCTTGTCAGAATATACGTCATCAGCGGAACAACGGCGGACGGGCTTATCTTTAAGCCGATGATTTGTAGTAAAGCGGCTTGGAATATATCACAGGCATATCAGCCAAACAGACCAAGCTATGATGAAATAATAGCAAGAATCACAGCACTTGAAAATGCATAAAGGAGAGATGAAAAATGCAGTATATTATTATACTTGCCATAGTCACCGGCTTGGCAGTATCAGACTTTGTTACAGGTATTATCAAGGGATATGTAACCGGTACGTTATCCAGCTCGAAAATGCGCAAAGGCGGCGTAAACAAGCTCGGAGAGATCGTCGTCATGGCTACAGCCTGCGGACTTGAAATCGGAATCAAGCAGCTCGGGAACTATTACAGTGCTGACGAGTTGGCTCACATCACAGGAACTATAACGGCAATACTTGTATTCGGCTATATAGTCATTATGGAAGTTATCTCGATACTTGAAAATTATTCTGAGATTAATCCAGAAGCGGCAGGGTGGATAACGAAACTGCTCAAACGGCTGAAAAGCAATCAGGATAATGACAAAAACGAGCATTAAAAAGAAAAAAGGCAGCTATTCGGCTGCCTTTTCCTTTGCATATTTTTCAATATGTTCAATGCACCAACGCTCAAGATACTGAGCAGGTTTGCGCTCTCCATAGCACCAGTTATGGAACGTCCTCAACGGTATTCCTTCAGCTCGTGCAAACTCAGACATTCGCACGCCGTTCTTTTCAAGGGCTTCTCGAATAGCGTTCTTTTCAGTCATAATCAAAATACCTCGTTTCTTTTAATTTCTGCTCGAATAGTTTAGTTTTTCCATAGAAAAAACCTGCTTTATAATCGCTATCAGCTTTTTTTGATAAGCGCATATATGTCTTTGCAGTCCTTTTATACTGGATTCTTTTTTTCAGAATATCCAGCATTGGTGAAAGCCTTTCGTATATCTCATTCAACACGAAAAGCCAAAGGCAGACCTGAATAAAAGCGGTCATGGCTTCACTTCCTTTTTACGTTCCCTTTAGTCAGGGTTGACATGGTGGCTCGGTATTCTTCTTTGTTCTTCTTTTCCTGCTCCTGCATTGCTTCAAACTCCCGACGGTACGTCCGATAATCAGGGCAGAACTTATGGCAGCCCACGGACCTATTTCGGCAGTGCCAACATAAACATTTGAGCATAGCATTTCAACTCCTTCATATTCGCCGTATAACAGCGTTGTAATATTGGCATAGTAATTATATTACGGTACATCTGAGAACGTCCTACAACGCATTGTGGACGCTCTCAGAGGTATTATATGTATTAAAAAACTTCAATAATTCCTGAACCAGTCTCAATGAAGCGACCGCCTATATCCATATCCCTGCCGTATGCTTCAAAGTCAAAGTACATACGAAGATCATCTGGAACACTTTCAAGAAGTCCTGTCTCGTCTGCGTACATTTCAGCGACCTCTGCCAT